AAGTTGCTAGAAATGGACAATAACGAGTTAGTAGAGATTACTAAGCGTTGGGAGTCTGACAACAAATCAGATTCTAGTCTAGCTAAAAACGTAAGACCTTTATCGTTAATTTTTCTAACTATATCTTTAATAGTGTTTATACTACTAGACGGATTTGATATAAACTTTGGAGTAGATTCAGGATGGGTGGATTTATTGAAGTCACTTTTAATTACAGTCTATGTAGCTTATTTTGGTTCCAGGGGGGCTGAGAAATTCAAAAACATTTCTCAAAAATAAATATTATATTAGTCTTATATTAATATAAGTCTTATAATATAAGTTTATTAATATAGTATTAATATAATATAATGCAAGTTAATTTTGAAAAAAAAATTATCCAGGAGCAAAATTGTAAAAAAACTAGACACAGAGTTTAGTAGATACATAAGACTTAAATACGCAGATCATAACGGATATGTAAAATGCTATACCTGCCAAAGAGTTAAGCATTATAAAGACTCTATGCAGTGCGGACATTTTTTATCTAGAAGACATTATTCTACTCGTTGGAGCGAGGAAAATTGTAGACCCCAGTGTTATGGCTGTAATGTACATTCTCAAGGTCGCAGTTATGAGTTTGCTTTAAATCTAAATAAAGAATATGGCTACGACATAGCTATAGAATTATTAGAAAAAAGTAGAGAAACGGTTAAGTTTTCTACACCAGAACTTCTGGAAAAAATAGAGTACTACAAAGTTTTAAACAAAGGTTTTAATATAGATTAATTAGTTATATATTAGCAGTCTAATTTTCTCTGTATTAAGGGAGTAGTAGTCGCTCGGCTTTGCTCCCTTTTTTGTTTTTATTATATTTTTATTATATTTGTCTTATGACAGATATAGAGAAAGTTTACCTACAAGCTAGGATAACAGCTCTTGAAAAAAAAATACAAGAGTTAGAAAACCAAAACGAATTATTAACGATTCAAAAAGAAAGAGTAGAGAGTCTACTTATTAATTAAACACACAAAAAATGACAGGAAAAATTACATTTATTAACAGGGACAAAGACTATAAGGATTTGCAAGTTTACAAAGTTACTTTGGCAAACGGACAAACCTGGAGTTTCTTTCAGCCTAAAGAAAAAAACGGAGTCGAACAAACTCAATTTGAATTACAAGTTGGAGAAGAGATCGAGTTCGAAATTAGTAACGCTAAGTACAACACAGCAAAACTAATTAGAAATCAGAAAACAGAAACTAAGAGTTTTAACAAACCAGTTTCTCAACAGTCTTCAATAGAGTTTCAGTCTTGTTTACGATCTGCAGCTATATTGTATTCTAACAACCCAACCGTGAAAAGCAGTACGGTACTAGAAACTGCAGAATTATTTTTTAACAAATTAAAACAAGTAACTAATGTCTAATTTTGAAACCGAGTATTGGAACTGCGTAGCTCCTTACAAATCTAAGTACGAATGGATTAAACTACATTTTCTTATGGATGTAGACGAATGTATTAAAATGCTAAATAAAGCTAAGGCTGAAGGGAACGACAAGATCGTCCTGGATATAATGTCTAAGAAAGCTGACCCTAGCAAATTTTATGCTAAAAGAAGTATTCCATTACAAAAGTCTGACGATGCACAAAAGGCACATATGCCTAGAGCAGAAGCAAAACCAGACTTACCATTTTAAACAAGGGGAGTTAACGCTCCCTTTTTTTTTTAATTTAAAATTCCTACATTTAAAAAATGCTAATAAATTATGAGAAAGTTACAGCACACTTACAAGACATACGATCAGGAAAAATAAAAGAAGGATTAAGTCTAGGTATTCCAGAAATTGACGAATACTTTAGATTTAAACCCAGTTCATTTAATATTATTCTAGGACATTCTAATACAGGGAAAACTACAATAGTACTTTATTTAATGTTAGCCTATGCAATTAAGCACCATATAAAATGGCTAGTATTTTCTAGTGAGAATGAAGCGTACAGTATAGTAAGAAAACTAGTAGAGTTTCTAGAAGAAAGACCTATACAAGATGTGCCGCAAAAACAATTTGAAAAACATAGTAAATTTATCTACGATCATTTTAAAATTATAGATGCTACTAAGACTTATACTTACAGAGAATTATTAGATTTATGTAAGGTTATAAAAGATGCCTGGAGCTATCAAGGATTACTTATAGACCCTTACAACTCTTTAATAAAAGACCCTAAATTAATTGGTTCTGTAGGCGGTCACGAGTACGACTACCAGGCTACAACAGAGTTAAGAATATTTGCTAAGAAAAATAAAATAGCAGTTTGGGTTAACACTCACGCTAACACTTCAGCATTAAGAATTACTCACAGACTTGAACACGAATACGCAGGACATCCTATACCTCCAAATGCTGCAGACGTTGAAGGAGGCGGAAAGTTTGTAAACAGAGCAGACGATTTTTTAGTAGTCCATAGATATATACAACACCCTACTGAATTTATGGTTAGTCTTGTTCACGTAAGAAAAGTTAAAGAAACTGAAACTGGAGGTAGACCAACAAATATAGATGACCCTATAAGACTAAGAGCTATAGTTAATAATGTAGGTTTTAGTATTAACGGAATTTCTGTACTAAAAAAAATAATACAACCTTTTTAAAATTTTTATTATCTTTCTATGGTGGAAAGTGAAATAAAAGAACTAGTCAAAAAAGAGCAAACGTGGCTTAACTATTTAAAGAGTTGGGGTTGTAATCCTGACACAGCTAAAGACCTGGTTCAAGAATTATATATTACTATAAACTCCTGGCTACAAAAACATAATAAATCTTTAATGTATAATGACAACGAAGTCAACTGGTATTTTGTATACGTAACATTAAGAAACTTATTTCTGGATTTAAAAAGACAAGAAGCGAAAGTAAAAATAATTTCACTAGATCATTCTGACAAAGTAAAAGCTAGTTTAGTTGTAGAACAATACCAGGAGCTAGAAGACGATAGATTTGAAAAACATAAATGTATAGAGGAATGGTTACTAAATGAAGACTTTTTAGAAATGACTAAAGACAATAATATATTTGATTTCGACAAATACGACAAAGAAAAAATGTTTAATTATTATCAAAGAAAAGTTTTTGAAGAAATATTTATACACTGTAAAAGTATAAGTCAACTTAGTAGAGATACAAATATTAGTTATTACTCGTTATACAATACAGTAAAGAACATTAAAGAACAAATAAATAAATTTTATGAATCTAAGAATTGGGGATAAACTAGAGTTCATATTTAAGTGGACTGGTATTAAATGGCTAGTTAATAAAATAGTAGTAGACTGGTTAGGTTACGAAAGCTGCGGCTGTGAAGAAAGACGAGACGCTCTAAATAATTTTAAAATAAATAGAAATGGATAGAAAAGATTATTTTCTTTGGAAAGACTTTAGATCAAAAGACGGTCAGCAATTAACTACAGAAGAGTTTAAGTTAATATGTGAGCTTCACGCTAAATATCAAAAACACACTTACTATGAGCCTTGTACCTGTAGTCCTAAAACAATAATACAATGGATTCAACACATAAACTTAAAGTTTAACGATTCTACTAAATATAGAGTCAGAGAATGAAACTAGATGAAGTCCAGAAATATGAAAAGGCTGTAGTCTTTCTGCTTAATGTAGACGGATGGGACTTAGAATGGACTGGCAAAGGTTTCGAACACTTTGACGCAAAAGGTAAAACTCCAAAAGGTTTTGACTGTGTTATTGAAATGAAGTTCAGAAATAAATATTATCCTGAAAAATTATTAGAGAAATATAAATATGATGCTCTAATGGAAATGGATAAGGATATAGTTAAATTATATTTTGTAGCTGACCCTAAAGGAAATTATTTGTTTTGGTTAAATGATATACAGCTTCCTGAAGTTGAAAAAAAATATTGTCCTAGTACTACTCTATGGAGCAAAAAAAAAGAAATCAAAGAAGTTTACTTACTAAAAGAGAATATTGCATCCAGGATAAACTGGAACGATTAGGATAGTTTTATATTTTTTCTTAAATTTATAGCAGAGAAAATGGAAATAAAACACGATAAAGCTGAAATCTTAAAGGATATAGAGTATAATAATCATACTACTATTTGTTTAGAATTATTAAATAAATGGAAAAAAGATAGTAAGAATAAAGAGCTACAACAATTTATATTATCATTTCTAGAAACTGTCTTTTATGCTAACGATTTACAAAGAGATAGATTTATACATAATAAAATTGTAGAGGAGTATAGAAGCGACAAGTTACGAGCAATAGAAAGAGCACGTAAAGCAGATGCAGAAGTAGAAAAACTAGAAAAGGAATTGACTAAACTTAGAAAACTTATAAACCTATGACAGCAAAAGAAAGTTTACTACAAATGTATATAGCAGAGATAGAATGTTTGAGATCTGCCTATCAAAAAGAAAAGGAAAAATCTAATGAACTCTGCGACATAATAGCAGATAAAGATATTATTATTAAACTACTTAAAAACAAGAACAAAGCTTATGACAAATACAATTAAACTCCTGGACGGTTCTGTTCACGAAAAACAAGAAGTAATAGACAATATGTATTCAGATGACTACTACTATAATTACTTAGGTAAAAATGCTCTATCAAGTAGTTCTATAAAACTTCTGCTAGACAGTGCAAAGACTTACTTATATATAAATAAATATGGTCAGCCAGAAACGCAGCCACTTAGAGACGGACACTTATTCCATACTATGATCTTAGAACCAGAAAAATTAAACGATATAGTTTTTGTAGATGTTCAAAGTAAGAATACTAAAAAGTTTAAAGAAGCTAAAAAGTTTCACGATCAGGTTTTTACTATGAAAGAGAAAAACGATGCTGAAAGACTTTGTGACGCTCTGCTTAGAAATGAGACAGCTCTCAGTTTAATCCAGGATTCACAGTTTGAAATTCCTATGATAGATACTATTAACGGATATGCTTTTAGAGGTAAGGCAGATGTATTAAAAAACAAAGCAGGTATCGTTGACTTAAAAACAACTATAGACGTAAAGAACTTTTATAAGTCTGCAGATGCTTACAAATATTACAATCAGGTTTATATATACTGTCAGCTCTTTGACTGTGACTACAAGGATTTTAAATTTTTGTGTATAGACAAAAAGAATCTAGACGTAGGAGTCTGGGACTGCTCAGAGAATTTCTACTTAAAAGGAGAGGCTTCAGTAATGGCAGGTATCGAGATATACAAAGACTTTATAGAAGCAGACTTTGACATAGACCAATATATAATAAAAGGAACTCTTTAAAACAATAATATGAATATAGAAAAATTTAACATTTACGAAACTAAAAACTACAACTTGTTTAAACTACTAGACTCTAATAGAGAGCCTAATCAAAGAATACTAAACAAACTAGAAAAGAGTATTAAAGAAATTGGAATACAAATTCCTATAATAGTAAACACTGAAAACCAAATAGTAGACGGTCAGCATAGGTTCTGGACTTTACAAAAACTAGGATACGTAGTTCCCTATATAATTAGTAAAGCCTGGAAAAAAGATTCACACACTATAGATATAAACAATACTAGTTCTAATTGGACTTCACTAGATTATGCAAATTTCCAAATGAGAAAAGGAAATCTAGACGTAAAGAAAGCCTTACAACAGTCTTATATTTGGCAAAAAGAAACTAATAATAAGTTTAAAATTATAAATGGTCTAGAGCTTATAGTTTCAGGTAAAAGTTATAGCGGTATAAAAATTAAATTAAAAAATGGTTTATACATATCAGACTTAAAAACTGCTAATAAAATATTTCAATTACTAAAAGTAATGAATGAATATCCTAGGAAAACTTCTGCCTTTGCTGCAAAATTTGTTAGAGCTACAAAAATGTTTTTCTACGATCATAAGAAAATTAATATATTAGCAATAAGAAAAATGTGCCGAGAAAATTATATTTTATCTTATAACAACGAACTAGATACTTTAGAGTATTTAACAGATATTTATAATAAGGCTAACAAAAGTCTTAAAAGAGAAAAAACTTTATTTTAATATGAATGAATACGACAGGATAGCAAACTTAGTAATAAGTTTAACAGAGACAGATATATTCGAGAACCGAAGAACACAAAGCCACGTAGACGCTAGAGCCTTCTTTGACTTTATAATGAGAAAGCTAAAGAGTAAGACTTATGAAAGCATAGCTAAATACTATCATACTAAAGGAAAGTCTGCAGACCACTCTACAATACTTTATAGAACAAATATGTTTGAGGAAATAAAAAAAAGAAAACCAGAATATCAAACCTGGCTAAATATTATTAAAAATGAAATTATATCCTCAGAAGAGTTATTGACTGTTTTCGATAAACTAAAAGTCTTAAAAACCTCTGAGTCTTTAGAACAAGTAAATGAACTTGTAGATAAACTAACTTACAAGGAAAAGCTATATAATACCCTTATACATAAAACTTAAAAATTTTCCGTTATATTAGTAGAATAATGTTACAAATGTGACACTATAAAAAAGATATAATGAAAACAGAAAGTAAAGATAAAATGCTTAAAGCTCTTGAGGAGTGTTTAGGTATAGTTTCAACTGCAAGTCAAAGAGTAGGTATAAGTAGACAAACTCATTATAGATGGCTAGAGGATGACCCAGACTATAAAATAAAAGTCCAGGACATAAGAAATTCTGCTATAGATTTTGTAGAGTCTAAACTATTCGACTGTATTAAAAACGAAAAAGAAACTTCAATAATATTTTATTTAAAGACTATAGGTAAATCTAGAGGCTATGTTCCTAGACAGGAAATTGACACTGGAGACAATAAAGAATTTAGAATAGAAGTTGTAGAGTGAGAGACTTAAGAACTAACATAGTTTGGAAGCATCTAGAAAAAAGCCAAAAAAAAATTATAATAGAGCAGGGAGGGTCACGTAGCGGTAAGACCTATAATATACTAATCTGGATAATATTTGGTTACTGTCTAAGAAATAAAAACAAAGTAGTTTCAATATGTAGAAAAACATTTCCTGCATTAAGAACCTCAGCTATGAGAGATTTCTTTGAGATACTAAAGAACAACGAGCTCTATAGTGAGGAAGACCATAACAAGACAAGTCACGAATACAAGATAAACGGAAACCTGGTAGAGTTTATATCCTTAGACTCTCCTCAAAAAGTAAGAGGACGTAAAAGAGATTTACTATTTATTAATGAGGCTAACGAATTATTCTGGGAAGACTGGAATCAATTAGTATTCAGAACAGTTGGTCGTATTATATTAGACTACAATCCTTCAGACGAATTTCACTGGATATACGATAAAGTTAAAATAAGAGAAGACGCAGACTTTTATAAGACCACTTATAAAGATAATAAGTTCCTGGAGGAGTCGATAGTAAAAGAAATTGAAAGACTACAATACACAGACGAAAACTACTGGAGGATATATGGA